GAAACTAATTGACAAAGAGCTAGATAAGAGTTCAGGCAATGCGCCCTTATCCATTTCTTTGTCTTCGCCATCAATAACTAGAATGGCTTTACGAATCGAGTTGTAAAGATCTTTGTCTTGGCAGAAACGCTCGGTCTCGGATACAAGCCAATCGAGATCAGTTGCTTTGTCAACAGTCAAATCATCAACAGTAGACATAACTTGTTGATATGAGTCTTCGTTAAGATCTTTACGTTTATCTAAAGTAATTTTAAGAGCCTCTATTGAAGGAGGCTCTTTGTAATCTGTTACATAATTTGAATATGTATCAAATATCTTTTTCAAGTTAGTATCATCAAAGTACTCCCCTTTGATGTAGGGGAATACTCTGCGATAATAGTCTTCATTAAATATCAGGTGTGATAGTACCGTTTTTTCAATCATTCTCAACCACTTCTTCTAGCACTTCATTGTTGGGTTCGTCGTCTTCACGCATAATACTACCGGATGCACCGATGGTAAACGCGTCTTTAATATATTTAGAAAAATTTGTCTTCTCTAACATATTAAGCCAAAACTCAGAATTGTCAACAATTTCTTTTGCTCGAAGAAGTTTTTCGGAAAGAATCTCACCTGTTTCAGGATCTACTGCTTCATACCAACCAACTTTTGGTTTGCGTAGATAACCACCAACTTCGGCAATTTCCATCAAACCAGACCATTTTACAATACCACCTTCCCAAGATACTGAGATTGGAATCTTAGATTTCTCTTTTACATGGCGAGACTTTTCGATGTTAATCACAAAGTGGTAGCCTGTAATTTCTGTACCAACCTTTTCTTGGCGTCGACCAATGATCCAAATAGCATCTGCTGAATAGTAGATACCTGTACCACCTGATACGACATCCTTAGGAAACAGACCAATCTCTTTGTAAGTGTGATTGACTGCGATAAGTGGAATGTCCTTAAGATTGAGATGTGGTGTAACGATGCGGAACAAAGATTTAAGTGCCTTGGCACGAGACATATCAGCAACTGATTTGCCGTCAAGAGCATCCTCAACTTCTTTCTTAGAAGCAAGGTTACCGATAGAGTCAATAACGATCATGACTTTGTCATTCTTCTCGATCTTATCCAGCTGTTGTGTAATATCAAACTTAAGCTCTTCAGCATTAGTAACTGGAGTGTGTACTACACGATCCATATCAATACCAAAGGATTCAAAGTATGCTTGTGGTGTACCAAACTCTGAATCATAGAATAGAAGAACTGCATCTTCATTCTTTTTCAAATAAGCAGCTGCCATTAGAAGAGCAAAGGCTGATTTAAAGTGTTTTGATGGACCAGCCAAGACCAAAAGGCCAGGACTTACACCGCCATCAATACGGCCAGACAACGCCACGTTCACCATAGGAACTGACGTTGGAGCCATATCTTTCTTACCAAAGACTTTAGATTCCGAAATAGGAGCAGTCAGCTTAATGGTAGAATTTTTTACAAGTTTATCTAATAGACTCATTGTGTACCTTCCACGATTGTGAGCAGTTTAGCCTTATAGGCCTCGATCTTTCCAACTCGATCAGGCCAATAAATCGTTGATTTATCTGGATTCTTACAAAGATTGTCCAGGAATGGTGTAATTGATTTGTAGAGAAGCTCTAATCTATACTCAAGATTATCAGCTTTAACTTTGGAGTCCGTTAGCTGGTCCTCCAAAGTTTGCTTTTCGTTACTAACCTGTTGAATAGTTTCTTTGGCTTCAGCTTCTTTTTCCTGAAGTTCTTCATCAATAAAGCTGAAGCCAAAGTCAAAGTCTAGAACCTCTTCGTAGACTTTATTAGCCATTCGCTAGCTCCTTAAAGATTGATAGATCGTCGTCATCATCCATAGATAGATTAGACGTGGGCTCTGGAGCAGCTGCAGCCAGAGTTGGCTGAGGTGCAGCTTGTTGGGTATTACCCATGCTGCTCAGATCAAACTCATCATCATCTTCAGCAGTAGTTGGCGTGGAAGGCTCTTCATCGAGAGCAAGTACACGATAAAGTTTTGCTTTCAATTCAGCATATGATTTAAAGTTCTTTGGATCGATCAATTCTTGCAGAGAATGTTCTGCGTTGTAGATACGTTCCAGTTCTGCTTCATCAGTAGACAATGCTGAAGGAGCATCAAACTCAGACTTATCATAGTTTGGATAGCCTTCAAACTGACGAATCTTCAGACGGAAGTTAGCACCTTCCCATAGATCAAATGGGTTTACTGGATCCTCATCTTCAAACTGTGGATTCATTAGATCGTTTAGTTTGTCGAAGATCTTCTTACCAAATTGATACATGAAGACTTTGCCTTCGTTAGCAGGATTACCAGAGTCTTTAATGACCATGATATTTGCAACGTACTTTAGACGACGCTTCTGCTTACGAGCAAGTTCTTTGTCTGAATCAATACCAGAGTTCCACAACTTTGAGTTGTATTCTGATACTGGATCATCTTGATTAATGGTAGTGAGAGAGTTCTCAATATACCATAAGCCTGTTGGACCTTGGAAACCGTGATCCCAGATACGAACGAATGGCATTTCCTCACCGGCTGCGGCAGGCAAGAAGCGAATAATTGCAAAACCGTTACCTGCTTGATCGCGGGTTGGTTTCCACATTTTACCTTCGTTGGGATCTGAGTAGCTCTTCTGTGATACTTTTTCGAGCTGGGCGTTCAACTTTTGAAGTGAGCTTGAACGATTTTTTTTGAGTGCATCAAATGACATGTGCGTATCTCCTTAATATTGCGTTGTATGTTTTTATTGCGAAATATGTATCGGCGTACCGACCATATATTTATATCAGAAAAACCGATTTCTGACAAGGTCTTTCAACTTTTTTTCGTTGATATTCAAAAAAGGTCTATACTTCTTTGATAGTTTTATTATATCACTTGCTATGATTTTGTCAACTATATTTTGCTCCCAGTAACCAAAAATATTGGCCATGTGAGTAAGTATAGTAAACGTTTCAAGTGATATCTGTTTTTGGCTGTACAGAGTCATCGCATAAGGATGCTGACCATTGTGCACAGCAAAGTTGGCTTGGTAGTTATCATCTAGTTTCTCTAGATCTGCTTTGAAAAGACGACTCATAGAATTCATCTTAATCTTCCATTGCAAATAACGTTCCTCACCTTCGTCATCCAGAATCTCACGTATCCAAACGTCAGGCTTTACAATTATGTTTGCAAGTATGAGATTCTCAGGATCTTCTTTATGGGAAAGCTTCTCAAAGAAGTATGCATACTGGCTAGTACGAAACTTATCGAAAGAAGCTTTTATTTTCCCATGATATTTGTGATAGTCGTATTGGCTGGCGAAGTGTTTCTTCATTGCCAAGAACATCACATAATACTTAAACGACTCTTCGTTAGCAAAACTCGTCGAGTGTTTGATCATCTTGTTTAACCATTCTCAAGACAACCGCTTCACTGCGAACCTTCTCTTTTAAGATGGAAGATTTCTTTACAATGTCTGCGACTGTTTCAATTTCTAATTCATTTTGGCGGGCATATTCTACTAAAGCATCAATGTAGTTAACACCGCGTGATAGCATCTCTGATATATCATGATGCACTTTTTCGGGGGTTCTTGGTGTAATCATTATCCGTTTAGTACCTTAATACCATCCAACCAATTGGTTGCAGCATCTTCAATATAATGAATGCTATGGCCTGTAATAGTTTCTTCTTTAACGAAATTACCATTGATGTGGTAACGAATTGTGTAACCTTGATCGGCTTCATATATCTCTGCTCGAAGTTGGTTACCTTCTCGCTCACCGAGAAACTGATTGACGAACGTGCTCATCTCTGTTATCCCTCACATGTTGAATATTGGATGTGGCCTTATTAGATCCACAATTTTTACAAAAGGAAACATAAATCATGTACTTATGTCTACCGAACATAACGGATGTATTTCCACTTGTTATATTAATATTATCACAACATCCATGAACTGTCAACGGTTTATTTTCCATAATTGCTTTCCTTCCAATATTTGTTGCGCTCATTAGTACTGGTCCTGTTTGCTTCGTGTTCTTTAATTTTTTCGATATATTGCAGTTGTTGTGCTTCTTGAAAATGTTTCCATTCTTGATCTTCTACGTAATAGTGAGGTTTTATGTCCATTTGAATCTCCCTAGACAGCAAAACTTTCTCCGCAGCCACATGAAGCAGTGGCATTGGGGTTAACTACTTTTAAATAGGAACCACCCAGTTCTTCTACATAGTCTACTGTACAACCAAAAACAAACATCTCTGCCATAGGATCTAACCATAAATTTTCAATAGTTGGGCTTTTGTCTGTGGTTCCCCACTCATATTGAAAACCCGAACATCCGCCGCCTTTTACCGCAAGTGATACGTTAGGTTTACCAACTTTCTTTAGATAAGCTTTGGCGTTTTCCGTAATAGTTAATATCATTCCATTCCGCTTTCTTCCTTAGTTTTATATTGCCATTCATCAGTATGACCGACCGACCATTTAGGTTGATCTTCAACTGCATAATTTTGAGTACATACTTTAAAATCAGGTCGTTTCAACTCAGCAGGTGTTAGTGAGCTGTCTCGCCATATAACTCTGTTATTTGGTTGCGCGGCAAATTGTCCGTTGTCAAGTCTGATGACGTTGAATGATTTGTGTTCGGGATCTTGCTCACTGAAATTGGTGTCAAGGATAGACTTGTCGCGGTGGGCGTTGTCAATAGTGAATTCGTACTCGCCACTGTGCATCTTTTTATCTTTTCCAAAGAACTCACACCTACACAAGATTGGCTTTTCAATAACAGTAATATCATAATCAAAACAATCCCATAGCTGAAGAACGTCAAGCGGGAGTTGTTCGTCAACATTAATGTCTTCCTTCCAAACAAACGCGGAAATAGGTAGTTTGTCATATAGTGCTCCATAATCAGTAAGTAGTGTTTCAAAATATAATGCTTTTGATTGTGTTGATTTAACACTGATCCAAATTCCTGGTGTCAAATTACCCCATCTTGGATGACCTGGTTCTAAATCATAAAGATATTCCATCTTAACATATACCGCAACTGGCGGTAAAGGATGTACTAAAAATGCCATTTAAATTTCCTCAAATAAAACATTGTTGACATAATCATCTTTATCTTCTTCGGATATGCCCATTGCTAAAATGGATCTGTGCAAATGTGGATTTAATTTTTGATTTTGACAATACTTATTTAATAAGATCAGTGTATCGCGGTGTGATACAAAGGCATTATCATCTAAATTATCTAGATAATAATCTACCAAATCGGTTGTTACTTGAATAAATTGATTAAGCTCATCATCAGTATTAATATTACCAACCGCAAGCATATCACTTGAAAAGATTTCTTTTGCCCACGGTGGTAATTCACGTGGTTTATTCCATTCAAGTTTCTCAACCCGACGTTCCATGTAATTATGGTAAGGATGTGGAAAACCATGTAATGGTGAAAAGTCCATAAACGAACCTGTAATCTTTTTGGGACCAGCAACAATATCAAACCCAAGAATAGGTAATTCAATATTTGCTTTTGGAAATACGTTAACGTGCATCAACCATAAACCTTTACCGTTTTCTGGTACAATGGTTTTCAAATGCGCTTTGTAGATTTGATCTGAATTCCAAAAGGTATCAGTCCATCCAGGAAAGTGCATATCATCAGTATATTTTTGGTTGTCATAACGCTCGAACTTATTATCAAATGAGTTTGATATATATTCAGCATAGCTGTTAAGCCGGTCCCATAGTGGTGTCATTTATTTCTACGTGCCCTTTTCAGTTTGGCATATACATTTAGTAAACGTGTTTCTCTTACTTGTTTCAACGTCTTCCGCCTTCGCCTTGCGCTGATACTTCTTGCGAGTCGATCTGCACGTTTCTTAGGTTTAAGGTTAATGTCTTCTAATGCTTCATCTTGCATTTGATTTCCTCCTTAGAATATGTTGTATTATAGTATTATTTTATATCATAAAACTTGGATTGTCAATTATA